CCAATAAAATGGACTATAATTTTGCAGACCAAAAATGGAAATACTACTGTACACAAGCAAGAAACGCAGCTAACTATCCAGATATTGATAAGTATGAGTCTTACATGAATCAATGGGTTAGACTTGTCCCAGATATTAACAGACATGCTGCATTTTTTGAAACACTTAATGACAGAGAACAATTAGATAGAGACTATTAATGAAATTTATAAAAGGATTAAATAAAGATGCTGCTCCTGTAGATCAGCCTCAAGGTACATATAGATACGCTAAGAACGTAACTATAGATGAATCTCCAGGTGCTATTAGCAACGAAGTAGGAAATAGAGCTGCTGCTTTTTTTAAAACTACTAATGAGCGTGTTATAGGATCTATTGTTCTTACAGATGACGATGTTGTATTTTTTACTCATGAAGCAGGCACTCCTGGATTTTCTAGAATATATTTATTTGATTCATCACAAATAGGAGGTAATCCATTACTACTAATACTTCAAACACAAGACGGAGGAGTAGTTACTTCTAATATTACAGGATTACAAAATGATGTAGATCTTAAATTTAGTATAGAATATCCAATAGAAGGTACATATAAAATTGATCCTGATGAAAATGTAATTATATATTTTACAGATAATTTTAATCCTCCAAGATGTATAAATATTACTAGACAATTAGGGGGTAACCAGTTTCAAGTCTATAATGTTGATCCAGCAAACTCTCCTAATAAAAATTATATAGATAGACTAAATTTATTTCCACACTCAGGTCCTGTACCTAATATAGATTTTAGTTCTATTAATAATGGAGGGGCTTTAAAATCAGGAACTTATTATTTATTCTTAGCATACGTAGATCAAAATTTTGTACAAACAAATTTTGTAGCGTATTCTTTAGGAGTTCCAATTGTAGAAGATGTAGAGTCAGTTCTTCCAATAGAAAGATATGATGGATGCCCTGCTGATTCTCAAACTGGTAAATCAATTACATGGAATGTAACTAATTTAAATACTGATTATGAATTTTTACGTCCTGCTGTAGTATATAAAAGTATAAATGATGCTGGAGATCCTGCAGAATTTGCTTTTAAATTAAATGACATAGATATTTCATCTACAACAGATACTGTAACATTTTCTGGATTAGAAGGATTTGAATCTTTTTCTGTGGATGATGTAATTATAGACACTGTATCTTATGATACTGCTAAAACCATTACTCAATTAGATAGTATTTTATATCTAGGTAATCTTACTGGAACTAAAGATATAGGATACCAGCCGTTTGCAAATAATATTAAATGTACTAGTGTAAGACCTTTAATTACTGATTTTGATATTTATGAACTTAGTTCAGATAATTTAGATTTTGGATATTTAGATTCAACTCCGTTAAATGCAAGTAAAGAAAATGGGTTTAGAAGTGTAAATATGAATTCATCTAAATCTTTAAATCGTAGAGGTTATACAAGAGATGAGGTATATGCATTATATATAGCGTTTATTCTTAACGATGGTACTATGTCTTATGCATATCATATTCCAGGAAGAGAAGCTTTAACAGGTGTTAGCTCTCAAGATGTTACACATATAGGAACAACAGCATCTGCCTCACTTTCAGCAACAGTGAACGAGTTAGATTCTATAAGTACAACTGATGCAGCTTTAGATGTTTTAACTGGTGGAGAAGGTAGTTTATTTCATTTTTATGATTTTACTACGGCTACGCCTAGATTAATGAACTTTTGGCAAAATAGAAATGAATTTTATCCAAACACAAATGATTATTTAGTAGAAGATGAAACAGGTCAAATAGGAGATCTTAGAGGTGAAAATGTAAGACATCACCACATGCCTACTAATTCTACTGACTCAGCTATTGGATCTAGCACAGGAAGTCTTAATGCTAATACACAAACAGTAACACAAACGTATTATTGTTATTTTGCTGATATAGACAATTGTGGATCTACATCATCGCATACTTTTATAGATGTAGATACAACATTTCAAGGTACTATATCAGGTTTTATTTTTAATTATATCAATACTAGTTTACCAGCAAACGCTATTTTAAATGATGACCTAAGTCAAGCAATGGGTTCGGGAGCAACAGTAAATGTTTATATAGAAAGTGGAGTAACAACTCTTCCAATAGGAGGAGGGTTTGGAACTATAACAGGTGTAGGTAGCAATAGTGGTAGTGATTGGAGTGATGTTTATCTTAGTGGTTGGGGTGGAAATGGATTATCTTGGGCTCAATGCAGTCAAACTCCTAATGGAATTATATGGTGGACAGAAAGCACAAATGTATTAGTTTCATCAGGAAATCTAAATAATGATATTAGACCTTGTGGTATACAACTTAGTGATATAAAAATACCTAGACCAATAGCAGATCAAGTTCAAGGATTTAAAATATATTATGCAGAAAGAAATCATGGTAATAGAAGAATACTAGGACAAGATGTAGTAAAAAATACTAACAATATAGATAACATAAATACAGCATCATGTGGTGCTGGAACTGCAGGAACTGGTAATGAAGACTTTATAGTTGCACCAGGATCGTTATACAATGGGGAAATAAATACTGGAGTATTTCATGATTTTTATTTATTACACGCACAAAGTGGGCAAAGAAAAAGTTTAGCAACAGCTACTCACACTACTTATGAATATAGTGTTGATATGGATACATTTGTAGGAGCAGCTAATTTTTATCCTGACGCAGAATTTAACGGTACTGGTAGCACTGATGTTTGTTTAGATCCAGACTCGTTTGTAGCTATTCACATGGCAACACAGTGGACCTCTAATCCAACTGATCAGTTTATAATATATCCGTTAAGAGAAAAATGTAGAACATATCTACAAGGAGATTCTATATATGATGGAAGATCGCTAGGGTTTGGTAAAAGAATATATAATTTAGCAGGAGAATCAAGTATACTTTTAGGATATGATCCAAATAGATTGCCTAACCAAGGAGCTTGGGGAGACCCTAATGGACCTATACCAAGCTGGCATGATACGCCTCCACTTAGTGCAACATCATCAAGTTATAATGGAGGTACAGATTTTCCTAGCGTGCAAGTACACAATCTACATGCATTTAAAACAGATATGTATTTATCAGTTGACTCGCAAGAGCTTGTATGGACAGGTTTTGAGGTTTTAGGAGAGGATTTAGAAAACTTTATCTTTGATGGAAATTCTCTTAATGCATCTAGTACCTATGCTACTGGTGATATTTATGGGGGAGATACATATATAACAAGGCATGGGTATCGTATGACGCATAGACCAGAATATGAAGGTGAAGCTCCTAAAGATCATAAATCTTTAATATATACTATTTGTGAGTCTAGTGATAATATTAACTTTAGACATGAGGAAGCTAAAGAAACTGCTTATTTTCCAGGCAGTCCTGCTAAGAAAGTAACGGACATAGAAGCAAACACAGATTTGACTTCTGTTGATAACATGAAATATAATAAACAATACTCTTTAGGAGTTACAGATGTTAAACCTCCAATACCTTTACCTTTAAGAGAAGCTGATCCTACTGTATTTAAAACAAGAGTACAAAGATCTGCAAAGGCAGATAATACAAGTCTTATAGATAATTATAGAGTATTCTTAGCATTACAATTTAAAGACTTGCCACGTAATAGGGGAGATTTATGGAAGTTGGTTACATTTAATAATTTACTATACTTACATACTGAGGACAGTTTATTTAGAACAAAAGGTAAACAATCATTAAAACTATCAGATGGATCAGAATCTTTTATTGGTAGTGGTGATATATTTGCACAAGAGCCTGATGAAATGGTACAGACTGAGTTAGGATATGGTGGTACTATATCTCAATGGGTATCTTTAGTATCAAGAAATGGATACTTCTGCATGGACTATGCAAACCGTAGAGTTTTCATGGTAACAGATAAAATGAGAGATGCAGGTAAAACAGGTATGGAAAACTGGTTCCAGGATAATATACCTTTTAATTTTGAACAATATGGTATGCCAGCTACAATGGATAATCCTATTTTTGGTTTTGGTTTTCATGCAGAATATGATGAAAAATATGATAGAATTCTTTTAACTAAAAGGGATATAAATTTTAATACAGACACTGCTAATGGTGATTTTATAGAAAGGATTCTTTTAGCACAAATTGGTGCAACTTTAAATACTACTCCATTTACTACTGCTGCATGGAATACTAGACTAAACGGATTTACAGTAAGCACTGCTACAACCTCAACAGATTATCCAGTAAGAGATTCAAATGGTAACTTAGATGTTAGTACATATAAACTAGATGGATGGACTGCATCTTTTAGTGTTGAGTTTAATGTGTGGGTATCATTTCATGACTATGTGCCTTACCACTATTCTAGAGTTAAAACTGTATTAGGATCATTTGGTGAAGGTAATTTATTTTTTGATCCACAGTTTTATTTACATGATGATGAAGACAATAGGGGTAGATTTTATGGTGAAGTATTTGAAAGTGAGTTTGAGTTTATATATAATGCTTCTAAAAATCTAGATAAAGTATTTTACAGTTTTGAATATATGATAGATGTACATGATTCAACTAACGTAGCTAATCAAGAAACTTTATTACACGATCCTGGATTTACTTCTTTTTATGTTTATACTACACATCAATTATCAGGTGAGCAAGATATAGAATACATGATAAATACTAGAAGGGTTGGGAATGAGTGGAAGATAAATAAATTTAGAGACTTAGCACTATTACAAAATAATAATTTACCTATCTTTACAGGTCCTCATACTGGAGGCAACTTTGGAATACCTGGAGCAAATGTTGCTGGAACTGTAACTACAAACGTATTAGCTCATCAGTTTATTAATATGTTTACAATCTCAGGAATGAATGAAACTATAAACAATACGTTTATAGATCTGAATAAACAATGGAACCAACGAAGGAAATTTACAGATAAATGGGTAGGAATCCGACTAAAATATAGTAATTCTACAAATAAATTAATACATTTGCATTCTACAGATGTGGCTGCAAAAAAATTCTATAGATAATTATGACAAAAAAAGCATATAATACAATACTATCACAAGGCATGTCTACAGGACAATATTCTAATATGCCTACAAGATTAAGAAAAAGAAATAAAATGAAAAAGGGTGGAGTAAAAACCCTTAAGAAAGTATCAAAACAATTAGCAAAAGCTTCTAAGCTACATAAAGCACAATCTGAAAGAATTAGTAAGCTAGCTAGTAAAATGAAAGAAGGAGGTTATCCTAAAAGTGATCCAAAAGATTTTATGAAACGTATGGGCTATTATGAGGCTGGAGGTTTAAGTACTACTACACAAATGTATGGAGACAATTTAATGCCTGGGTCTTCTGAAACTTCTTTTCTAGCATACGATGAAGCTGATCCAGAAACTCTAAAAAAATTAGAAGAGGATTTAGAAAAACAAAACTTAAGTACTGAAGAGGTTGATGAAGCAAAAGCAGAGATTGCAGCTAATCGTCAAAAAGTAGCAATGGCAGAAGGTACCGTACAAAAAGGATTAAAAGAGCTTGGTAAAAATTTACAAGGTCCTGAAGAAATTGTTGATGAAGCAGGAAATATTATATCTACAGGTATGGGGGTTAGTGACTTTAGTAGAGATTTAATTAAGACAGGTAAAGAGTTATATGGTGCAGGAACTACTCCTGGAATTACAGCTGCAGCTCCAAAGGGCGTAATCTCTGCTGTAAATCCTACAACTGGTGGAGGTATGTCTTTATTACCTGGTTCTCCAATTCCTGAAGGTTTTGTAGTAGAAGGTGTTTCTGGAGGTAGCGGTGTAAGCACAGCTTTATCTAAAGCAACATCAGGACTAAAAACAGGACTAGGGAATATTGCAGCAAAGACTGCAGGTACAACTGCTGATAAAATAGGTAGAGGTCTAACCACTAGTATAACAGGTGGAAGTAGTATGGCAGCACAGTTAGCGAATCCTGCTATGATTGCTTCTCTTGCAGGGATGGGTATTAAAAGACTATCTGATGATGACGATCCTACTACATTTAATGCTGGAGAAGCTACAGGATCTATATTATCTGGTGCAGGTACTGGTGCAGGTATTGGTAGTATGATTTTACCTGGTGTTGGTACATTAGCAGGTGCTGCAATTGGAGGTTTATATTCAGGAATTAAAGGATTAGTCGGATCACGTTCAGCACAAAAGAAGGTGGATAAAGCTGAAGAAGAACAAGATCAAAGACGAGAAGACGCTTTTGCAAAACTAAGAACAGAACAATTAAAAAATAAAGAAGTATCTGGTTTTGATTTTGGATCTGATATAGCTAGATATGGAGGATTAAGATATGGACATGGAGGTGTAAAACAATTACCAGGAGGTATTATGAAATCTATACCAGGATCTGATGCTGTAGAGTTTAAAGGACAAAGTCATGAAGAAGGTGGTATTATGGTAGATGAGCAAACAGAAGTAGAAGGAGGAGAGACTATGGATAAAGTAACTATGGCAAGAAAAGGTGGTGTTAAAAAAGATTATTTCTTTTCTGATCATCTAAAACTTAATGGTAAATCTTTTGCACAAAGACATAAAGATATTCTTGCAATGGGTGGTTTACAGAGTGAGATAGATAATTTAGCTAAACTACAAGAAAAGAAAGCAGGTAGAGATGCTAGCAAGGTAAAAGCAAAAGGTGGAGGAGTTCGTAAATTTGAAGAAGGAGGAGAGGATGATAATACAACTATGACAAATTATCAAATGAGTATGAAGCCTAAATCAGAAGCACAAGGAAATATATTTAGAGCATGGGTAAATGAGAATTATCCTGACTATGCAAAAGAAATTAAGTTAGATAAAAAAGGTAAATTAAATAGCTATGTTGACAAAGCTTGGAAGAAATATGGAGCTGAGTTTACTAAATCTTATGGTGCTGGTATAAAATTAAAACCACAAGAAATATCACTTATTCCTACTGAGGAGAAAGAGCCAGTACTAAAATCAACATGGGGGCCAGGACATCCAGATTGGGTAGTAGGCACTAGTAATTTAGATTCTCCACCTAAGAAAGTATCGGTTCCAACTCTAGGATATAATGATGATAATACAATAACTACAGAGTTTAACGAAAAGGCAAAAACAAATAGAGGTTTAACAGAAGAGGAAAGAAAAGCATTAAGTAAAATATATAAAGATATTCCTGATGCTGCTGTTATTGGAGGTACTGTACAACTGCTACCGTCTGCATATGCATTCTTACGTGGTAAATCTGAGGCAGAACAGATGAAAGCTCCAGGAAGATTAACAGCTCCTAGTTTAGAAAGAGTTAGTTTAAATCAAGAGAGAGCTGCTAACGAATCAGCTAACAGAGCATTAAACAGATTTATAGAAACTAGTGGAGGTGGTCCAGCAAATATCATAGCTAAGATGGCAGCTTATAGAACAAAACAACAAGGAGACATGAAGATTGCTTCTGCTGAGGCTAAGGCTAATACAGCGATAGCAAATCAAGAAGCTCAACTAAAAGCACAGACTGATGCTAGAAACGTAGCTAATCAACTTACAGTTGATCAAGTAAATACTAAGCTTAGAGAAGCAAATAGATTAGGAGAGGTTGATCAAAGGTTAGCGGCTTTAGATACTGCATCTCAGAATATTGCAGGTCTTACAGGTGATTACTTAAGTTATAAAGCTACAGAAGACTTAGCTAGAGCAACTGGTGATATGGGTATATATGAAAGACAAAGATTACGTCAACTAATGAAAGGACAAATAAATCCTAGTACAGGTAGACCATATACAAATGCAGAAATAGCAAACCTATTTAATATTAATATTAGCGAACCTGTTGTACAAGAAGTTAATACAGAAGAAACAACTACATAATTATGGCAACAAGATATAGTTTAAAACCTTACAAGAGTGTATTTAGAGATCCTGGATCTGTACAAATAAATGAATTACTTAGAAACAGATTCCAAGACGCTTTTAATAAAGATGATGCATTATCAGGAGCAGTAGATCAAATGCAGGCAGCTGACTTTGAAGGAGATATAGCTCTTAAGAATGAATTAGAAAATACTACAAGAACAGCTCTTGAAGATAGATCCTCACGTGGAGACTATGAAACTATGGGACTTGATGTAGCAAGAAGTGCTAGAACATTTGCTAAAGACTATGCTCCTATAAAACAAAATTTTGATTTAGTACAAGCTTATAAAAAGAAACTTGATGATGCGTATGCAGAAGGTGATATAGATCCTGAAACTTATAGGGGAATGTTTGCAATGTCTGCACATGGTTATAAAGGTTTAAATAAAAATGAAGATGGAACTATAGATGAAGGAAGTTATTTTTCAGGATATAATTTTGTAAAAGATCAGGACATAAGTGCTTTAATGTCTGAGGCAATGAAAGACTATGCTGTTAAAAAGGGAGGTAGTATAGTACAGGTAGTTGGACAAGGACCTGGTGCTATGTATACGATTAAGAAAGGATCTAAGTATGAAATGGTGCCACAAGAGGATGTAGCAGCTATATTTAAAGATGTTATAGCTGATCCAAATGTAACTGCATATCTACAACAAAAGTCTAAACTAAGAACATTTAATTTAAGTGATGAGGATATACAGAAATCTATATCAAATGAATTATATGGTAATGAAGATGATCCTAATAACAATGGTTTATACGGTGCATTACAAGAGGCTAATGCTAAAGGTAAGAAAAAAGAAGCGCAAGCTATTGAAGAGGTAATAAAAGAAAAAGAATCATTACTTAAGGGAACTGGTGTAGAAACTGATGACCAGCTAATGGAGATGCGTAGAAGATATGCAGAGCAAGGTGTAATTGGAAGTGAAACTACAAGAGAGTTAGGAGCAGCTATACGTAAATTTGCATACAAAAATGTATGGTCAGAGTATATACAAGACTATGATAAAAAATGGTTACAAGATTATGAGCGGTATATGAAAGATTATACTCCTGTAATTGTTAAAGGAACTGAAGAAACTGAAATTAAAAATGTCGGCGGAGATGATGAAAAGTCTATTCAAAGCTATATAGATGGACAAAATCAATTAATTACTAATGCTGCTAGAGATTTTAATTTAGCACTTCTTGATAATGACGGTAATAAAAGAACCTATGTAGATTCAGATGGTCAAGTGAAAGAGTTTGGTAATTATACTGTAGAGGACATAATGAATGGTAATGTTCCTGATGAAATAAAAGCTTTAGCAGAATCTTTTAAGAGTAAGATTCAAGTGCATAAAGAGCAAGTTCATTTCCAAGAATCATTGTTGCAAAAAGCTTATAATGATTTAGGGCTTACAGGTACAGATCAAGATTTTGAAACAGCATTTGGAGAGAATGTATTTAAAGGTCCTATGGGTCCTGGTAAACAAGCATTCAAAGGAAAGGAACTAGTAGCTGCTGTTAGTAAATATGTAGGAAGAGAGGTAGACTATAAAGAAGCTATAGAGCTCTTAGATAGAGCTGCAGACCAGCAATTTAGATCAAGTGCTATAGAGGACTATGATGAAAGGGTAGCAACAATGAAAGCAGGAGCTAAATTTTTAAGGGGTGTTGGTAAAATAATGTATGATGATTATAATGTTACAGTAGGAGGTCTTGGACAGATTGGAGAGGATAAATATAATATGGGATGGGTAACTGTTGAGCAGCTTAAACGGTTTAGTGCTGAATACAATACCAAAAGACAAAAAGATCTTGACAGATATTTAGAGAAAAACTCTTCTATATATGCAGGAGGACAAACATCTAATGTAATGCCTAACGTTGATCCAAGGAAAGCGCAAGAGGATACAAAAGCAATTAATAAGTTCTTTTTAAAGAAGCCTTTAGATGAAACTATGAAAATTTACTATGATGGTCAGAAGCAAACAACAGCTACTATTGCTAATCTAATGGAAGAGAAAGGAATGGTAGAACATCAAATTACAGAAGTAACATTTGATACTACGCCTTATCTAGGAGAGCCTTCATTACAAATGAAAGTACAAGGAAAAGACAAAGACGGACGTCAGGTAAATGAGGTTATAAAAGTGCCTTATTCAGAAATTCAAATGGAAGGTATGGATCAGTACTTTAATCAGCCAGGCTACAGATTACAAATGGATATTAATAAAGCTAAACAATCTGGATTAGATGGAACGTCTATTGGTTTTTATACTCCAGATGGTAATCTAGCTACAGCAATTGACTTTGCATTTACTCCTGGTAAATCTGGAGGAGATAAAGTTACTATACTAAACTCAGACGGAACTGTTAATCAGGTTAGTACAGCTGGTGGTTTATTTACTATTACAAATGCAAATGGTAAAACTGTTCAAGTAACTTTAGCAGATTTAGTTAATAATGCTTCTATGCAAGGTCTTAGTTTTAGAACTATAACAAAATAGTATGGCAGAAGAAAATACAGACATAACCACAGCGGTAAATCCGTTGACTAGTATGCCAATGAATGGGAAGCCTACAATGGAATCTAGCAGTCCATCAGCTTTTGTGAACCCGTTAACTAATACAGCATATACTCCTTCTCCTACACAGGTAACGTTAGGCGGTAATCAAGGAAGTGGATTTACTGATCAACTTATATACAGTAGCACAAAACATTTAAACAGGGGAGAGCCTGTAGAAAACTTTCTTAAGTATAATGTACCGCTTGGACAAAATCTAGACTGGGAAGAAATAAGAGCACAGAATCAAAGCACTGCAGAAAAGTGGGGTAACGGTTTAGCTAAGATGGGAACTACTGCTTTAGGGGCTGTAGCAGAAAATACAATTGGTCTATTCTTTGGATTAGGAGAACTAGCATCTGGTGGCGCCTACTACGATAATGCTATAGGTAGAAACGTAGATAGAATGAACGAGTGGATGCAAGAACACATGCCTAATTATTATACTCAAGAAGAGAGGGCTATGAGTACTTTTCAAAAACTAGGAACTGCAAACTTTTGGGCTGATACCGTAGCTAATGGATTAGGATATTCTTTAGGATCTATTGCATCTATGTATTTAATGGGAGGTCAAGGATGGTTAACAAAACTAGGAGGACTAGGAAAAGGTACATCTATTTATAATGCGTCAAAAGCAATTGTAAATGGTACAAGACTTGGTACAGCGCTAGCACAAGGAGCAGGTACAACTACTAATGTAATGCGAGCTTTACAGATGTTAGAAGTTGGAGCAATGATGTCATTAGCTGAAGGGTCTGTAGAAGCAAGAGAGACACAAAAAAGTGTATACAATGACTTAACTCAAAAGTATATGCAAGATAATAACTTAAGGTTTGAACATCAAATACCTGAGGATATAAGAAATGATATAGAGAAGACTTCTTATGCAGCAGGTAATACAAACTTTGTGGCACAAATGCCTGTACTAATGGGTACAAACTTATTAATGTTTGGTAATATGGCTCAAGGCTATAATGCTGCAAAACAAGCTACTAAAGATGTAGTGTTTGATGCTGCTACAAATAAAGCAGTTAGTAAATTTGCAAACGATGGTATTTGGAAAGGAGTAGCTGGAAGACTTAAAATTGCAGGAGCACAAGGAATTGAAGAGGCATTCCAAGAAGGTTATCAGTATTTTTCAGGACAGTTTTCTAGTCAGTACTATACAGATAAATATCATAATGGTGGATATGGAGATATGTCAAAAGCATTAAACGATGCATTATCTAAAACATTTGGGACGCAAGAGGGTAGAGAAACTATGCTAGTAGGATTTTTAACTGGTGGTATTATGTCAGGGGGACAAACTGCTGTACAAAAATTTAAAACAGGTCAGACAGAATATAGCGCAAGAAAAACAAATGCAGCTTCTCTAGCAGAGTTTATTAATGGTGGGTATTTATTTAATACACAGTCTAAGATGCAAAATGCACAAGCACAGTCTGCTGCTTTAAAAAGAATGCAAGGATTTTTAAAGAGAGGAGATATAAATGGTTTTAAAAATGAACAACAAAACTTATACACTTATCATGCATTAGAAGCTTTAGAGAGAGGAGGCTTTGATATATTAATGGAAAGGTTAGATGATTCATCTAATATGACAGATGAGCAATTTATAGAACACTTTGGTTACAGAACTCACGATGATAGTGGTAATGCTCTTACCTTAGAAGATCAAGCTGGCGGTAAATCTAAAGTACAAATAGTAGAAGGTCTTAAGAATAAACTTAATGAAGTTAAAAATGTCTATGAAAAGGTAAATGATAGATTTGCAATTCCACAAAGAAAAAGCGGTTTAGATAGACTTTTAATGTCTGAAGAAGAAAGAACTGCTGAAGACACTGCATATAAAAAGCAAGAAAATTTACGTACAGAGTTAATTTTAAGAGGAGTAGAAGTAAAAGATAGAACACGAAGAATGGCTTCTGTAGAGAAACAGATGCAAAAAACAATTGACGATTCATTAGCAAGAGACAATAAACTAATGCGTCCAGGAATATTAAGTGTGCCTAATGCATTGCAAGACTTGTCTCAGTATAAAACTGAACCGGGTGAAATGGATGCTAGAGATTATGATCCTAGAAAGCAGTATGAGGGTATAATGAGTGAATTAAATAAAGCAGAAAAAGAATTAAGAAAAACAGATCCTATTGCAGCAGACCAACTAAAATCTCAAATAGCTGATTATGGTAAGCTAATGTTTGAACCTATTTATCAAAGAGACGATAATGGTAATCCAGTAACTGATGCTAATGGTAAACCAATTGTGTTGCAAGCTAGAGGTATTATACCATCACTTAATGTGTACAATAAACTAGCATCTGATCCGTTTGCACAAGAAGCGCTTAGTAGAGAAATAGAAAGACAAGAAGAGATAGCACGTAACATAGCAAGAGCTAAACAAGTTGCAGAAATCGCTGAGAATGCAAAGACATCTAAAGAAGTTGTAGATAATCTACCTGAGGATGCTACACAAGAAGAAAAGGATATACTAAGAAAAAAATACTTAGACTTAAAGAAGGAAGAAGATAAAGCATTTAATAAGTATATGAAGTCTAAAGGTACTACAACTGATGAAAGACTAAATAATCTTTATGCTATTGATAAAGAAAGTCTTAGTCCTGTTGAAAGAGCTGGCTTAGAAGCAGCTATAGATACATTAGAAGCACTGTCTGTAAAAGAGGCGCTAGGAGAAGTTGAAGTAGTATCACCACAAGAACAGCAAGATGAACTAGCAAATAGAGAGGAAGTAAAAAGAAGACTTGAAGAAGCTTTTGCACCAGAAAATATTGGGGGTATAGAGTCTGTTAGTGAAGATGGTAGATCTTTCCAAATAGAAGGTGAAGTATATGAGAACAAAGAAGCAGAAGCATTAGATGCAATTATACGAGATGATGATGGAACAATTAGTTCTATTAAATTAACAGATAGTAGAGGTAACACTGTATTTTTCTATGCTCCTGAATCAAGAGTAGATGGTATAGCTTATGCTATCTTAATGTCAGAAATGATTAAAGCTGAAGCATTAAGAGAAGCAACTGAAAGAATTGCTAACTCTGGTAAGCATGGTAATAAAACTTCAGAGTCTTTACAACAAGAGATATATGAACATGAACGGCTATTAGACGAAGCTTTAGACAACTATGATGATTTACGTACATTGTACATACAAGAAGCTGGTGCCACTAAAGAAGATATTAAACAAGATCCAGAACTAAGAGAGCTAAAAAGAAGAGTAAACTCTTTGAGAAGTTCAATAGCAGCACGTAAGAGAGTACTAAGAGCAAGAGGCGTAGAAACATTTGTAACACCAGAAGCAATCCTTAAGACTGAACGTAAAGCCTTAGAGTTTATACAAGAGTCAGAAGATCGTAAAGCTATATTGCAAAACGAGCTTATACAAATGAGAGAAGATGCTAAAGCTGCAGAAGAAGCAATGGAAAGATTTAAACAACAAGATGATTATGAATCTTACAGAGAAGCAAAACAGGATCGTGACACTTTTAATCAAATGGTCAAAGATGGGCAGAAAGAATTATTAGTGTTAAGAAACGCAATAGATATAGAACGTAAAAAACTAAAAAGATTAGAAAATGAAAAAAGCAATAGACTTCCAGGCACTCCAGAGCAAGCTGAGTCCGGAATTACAGAAGAAACTCAAAGACAAGTCGATGAAGGAGAAGATCAGATTAATAGAGAAGGCGCTGAAGAAACGCAAGCTAATGTAGAGGGTGTTGTACAAATTCAAAACGAGTACGGTGATGACCTACCAGGAGTATATGAAGTAGAGTATAGGGGTAATATATATACAGTTGACACAAGTACCGGTACTATTACAAATAATAAAACTGGTAATGTATTACAAGGAGGAGTTACATCTACTGTAGGCAAAGCAGTTGTTAATAAGGCACTACAATATGAAGAACGTGCTTTAGCCAAAGGTAAACAACAGCTTAGCCTATTTGATAATGAAGAAGGTTTAGATAATACACAACTTCGTATAGAAAGACAGGCAGAAAAGAATGAACTTGAAAAGAGAAAACAAGAACCTAAACCTAATGTTACACCGGCAGCTCCTACCGGAATGGTTTCAGGAGATGATGTTTGGCAGTATCTAGGGCAATCTAAAGAAGAGTTTAATAAGGAAATAGCAGAGATGACTAAAGGCGCTTCTATGGGTGGTATTTCATTTGGAGATGCTTTAAAAGAAGCTGTACAAGAACAAAAAGGTGGTTCACCTAGTAGTAGAATAACAGATACAGATGAAATGGATTTAGATTTAAATGTAAGAGCAGCATCATCTGATCAAACAATGCGGGTGACAGAGCAAGACAATTTTGGTAATTTAAAAGTAAAAAATGTAATACCTGTATCAGAAGATGGTAAGGTTGATATTGGTAATGTAAATACTATTAATGATAAACCTATAATTGTAAACAGAGAACTTATAAGAGTAGGTGAAGATGTAGAGTTTGAAATTATAGAGAATGACTTTTTTGTAGATAATCATAAAGGAAAAGATACTGAGATAGAACAATTACCTGTATACTTTAAAATAGGAGGAGAGATTGCAGGTATGTTAGAAGCAGGTACTATGTCTGATAGAGTAGCTATAATAAATAAACTAAAAGCAGGCGAAAAAGTTACTAGTAAAATAACAAATATTGTTGCAGGTAATCTAAACAATAGTAGAGTAAAAGGAGATAATAGCGTTTATTTTAACAATCCTAAGGAAATATTTGGAAATGATGTAAACTTAGCTTTTTCATATATTACAGATGGAGTAAGAACTATTGCCCCAGGAATGGGTTTATCTGAAGCAGAGAACATGACAATAGAACAAGGACTTGCAGCTAAACAGGGAGGCCAAATAGGACTAGGACAAGTCATGGCAATTGTTACAGACCTACAGCATCCTAATGACGAGTACGGTATATCTACACTTAGCACTGCTAATTTAACACCAGAAGCTCAAAACTATGTTCTTGATCAAATAAAAAATAATGGTTTTGATAATGCTAGTAAAGTAGTAGCAAATCAGGTATATAAAGCAGCTAATGCAAACAATCCATCCTATCTAGACTTTGATTCTTTTGGAGTAGGCGGAGATAATTTCTTAGTATATCGTAGTCCTGCAACAGGAAAACTAATCAGAGTGTCTGAACCAGATGCAGCTAAAGCAGCAAAAGGATTACCATTCAAATTAGGATTTGTTGCACCAGTTAAAAAAGAGGGAGAGATAGAAACTTATGTGCCTATAACAGAGCAGCCACAAATGTATGAAGAGGCAAAAGATAGATTTATAGAAGACTTTGCAACATTCTTAAAAGGTAAAAAATACCATGTAGACAGAGCGCTTGCAAATACTGAAGGAGCATACACTAGTCCTGTAACAAACATTGCTTACACATCATATAAAGAATATTTATTTGATACAAAAGAAATGCAACAATATGCTAGAACAGAAGGTGTAGGTCATCATAGTATACTATCTACAGACGTATCGAGAACGTCTACAGGACTATATCATAACCCAGAAATAAAATTCTCTAAAGGAGAATTAAAAGGTAAAACAATACAAGAAGTCACTGAAAATGTTAACTTTGCATCAACTAATTCTTCTGGTAATATTAATGATATAATTAAAGCTATGGGTGGTGAACAATTCATAGCAAAAGAATCATCTCTACTTAACAGAGATAAAAAACAAGATTGCGACTAATATGGCATGTAAATTTAGACCAAACAAACAAGGAGATATAATAGGAGCGGTTGCTAAAAATGGCGAGCCTTCCGTTTTATTTAGTGAACTAGTACAATATACTGGTAATATTGATCGTGCTATGGATTTTTATGAAGGTATATATTCTCAAGAGTTTAAAAACATTTTTGGAGATTTTGAAACTGACACTAAAAATGAAACTAGTTTTCGTACTGATGAAAACGGTGAGCCTAAATTAATGAAAGGCGATGGATACTACTATGTAATAGATAAAGACGGAAACCAAAGACCTTTAGAAAATTTAAAAATAAGAGAAAGAGAAAGTTCTTTTAATGGTACATACGAAATGGAAACTATGCTGCTAGATACTGCAGTAAGTTTTATTAATGATCATAGAAAAGAAAACGATAATATAAACATATCACAGTTATTTAATGCTAACAGAGAACGAGGAGATAGAGGTATTCTAGGAGAAAGAATTCTTAGTGAGGCATTTGAAGGTATACCTAATACAGAGGAAGGTAGAAAACAAGCTGTAGATTTATACGATACTTTTAAAAGTGATGGCCTAGATGCAATGCTAGGTAAATTACCTGCAGGAGTTACATACAAAAAGATAGGTCCAGTATTCATGAGTATGTATGATAAATGGTATGATGTAGTAGATCCTGGCACTGGTAATACAATACGTAAAGGATGGAGATCCATGATACAAGATAAACTTACTGAGCATGGAATGAAACTAAGAGATGATGTAGGTGATATTGTAGACATGGATGATACACCAGTTCGTATACATGATATATCTAGACTAGAAGAAAACCCTAGAGATAAACTAACTAGTCAAGTTAAGTCTGTATTGTATGATATTAGAGATAATAATAATCCTAATGCTCTTGGATATATAACTGCAATACCTTTAGATCAAATATACTCTGATATTAATGAAGCATCTGTAGATCAAATTACATTTGCTGCTATGATGTTACAACTAAACAATATGGCAAAATATAAACCATATTTAGAACCAGTAGTAAATAAACTTAATACTCTTAAGACAGATGCGCAGGCAGCATTCTTTGCAAACTTTGCAAATGCATACAAAAACTTTTTACAATTTGATGCAAAAAAGATAGTAACTAGAGATCCTAATACAGGAGAAGTTATTGCAGAAAGAGTCCAACATAGAATGTATCCTTCTGGAGTTACTAGTATAGCTAAAAGATATAGAAATGCTTGGAAAGCACAATCAGTAGAAAATGAAATACCTAATCCTCAAGCATTATATAAAACTAATGAGAAGGGACAACTATTTATACCAGAAGCAAAACAAAAAAAGATAAACTCTCTTTGGGAAAAAGTAAATAAAATAAGAAGAAACAATCCTGCACAGTATGAACTGAGTGAGCAAGATGTGAATAATCTAGGAGAATACCTATACGAGTTAGGAATACAATATGGTTCTAATATAGATGCACACAATGCTAATTTACAAAAGTACTTTAATATAGGAGTACCTGGACCAACAGGACAGCTACAAGGCTTTCCATTATTTATAGACTTTGCATTTAAGAAACAAAAAGATTTACAAAGATTAAATAATCTTGTACAAGATAATAAAAATATATATGAAGCAGCAGATGGATTAATAAAAAATCTGGCTGCAATAGGACCACTGTTTGATGTAAAAGCAGCAGAATCATTTTTTAGTGGTGCAGGTAAAACATACTACCCTATAAACAAACCTACTCCGCTTGATGATATTATAAATAAAATACAAAGTCCTGAAGGACTAGCATATCTTGAATCTCTAAAAGAAGACAAACTAATTAGTCCAGGACTAGATCCTAAATATGATTCTATATTATTAAGATCTTTATTATACAGAGACGGAAAAGCAAGAGAACAATTTAATAGTGAAATATTTGACTCAGTAAAAGGCGTAGGTAATTTAGGTGTAGGGGATGGATATTCTGATATTGCTGACAAACAATCATTAATTGCTAGACTAAATGCATTTGCAAATAATGACAATAAAAACTTTACTAAAATGGCGCTAAGCACACAAGCGGATCGTAAACGTTTAGATTTTATAACTGTGCGTAGACTGCAAGCTTTAGGTAAAGATGGTATGTCCAACATGTCAAATAGAAATATAATAAAAAGTTTTATAATACAAGACTTAACACGAATAAAACAAGCAAAAGACGAAATACAAAAAGCAAAAGATGATAATAGTATAAAAAATTTAATAGAAGGTTACCATTATAGAGCGGGAACTAATCCACTTACAGATACATTTGCTGATTATAAAGGTTCTGTATTTACACAAACACAATTATTTGGTTTACAGGATAGAAAAGTAGATAAAATAAATAATCTATCTGATGTTATTGAAAACTATGTAACAGCAGACCCAAACTATATGCTTACTAAAGAAGCAAACTCTGTAGATACATTATTAAATGAAGAGATTGATAAAATAGAAAAAAGATTAGAAAGATATGAAGAGGGTATAGAAAATGCAATAGCTACTTTTGATATTTCTAAAAACCAAGATTTACATCCTAATGCAAGAAAAGATAATTTTATAAAAGATTTTGTATTCCATGATTTTGTTTATAGAATAGAAGCTGCTAAACTATTTAGAGGAGGATTCAGCTATGCTAAAAGTTCTGATGATTACTATAAACGTATGGGGCTTATAAACTCTCCAGGTACAAAACTATTTATTGTTGGAGATGGAACAAAAACTAGTGACTATGGTATGACACCTACGTACAAGGAAATAGTATTTAATGAGTTAGATTTTTTTAATAAAGAGGATGCAGCAGAGGTAGCTACGACTATGCAAAAGAATCTAGAAGCAGCTGGAGTACCTACAAGTAAAGCAAAAGATATAGCAGATAATTACAGATCAGTAGCTAAAACAGATGCACAAGGTGTTATTACATTAGATATGTATCGTCGTATACAAATGGGTTTAGGGCAATGGTCTACTCCAGATGAAAATGCATATAAAAGATACAAGCAAGGTCAACCTTATGATAGGCCTATATATCCAGTAAAACCATATCATGAAGAGATACGAGTAAAAGATGGAAAGTCTGTACTTTACATGAATAAAAATTCTTACATGGTCCTTACACGAGAGTTAGCAGAAGGCTATCCTGTAATGCAGAAGCTTTTAAATGCAATGGAAAGAGATGGTATAGATGTTGCTAATGAGTCAAATGCTACTAAAGGAGCTAGACAAGATGTAAAAGATATATATACTGATCCACTTACTGATTTAAATCCTGTAGTAATGAACTCTAGACAGCTGAGATTACCACAAATGTTAAATCAGCCTGAAAAAAATCAGATTACATTCTCTAGACAAATACGTAAAAACCTAATATCTACAATACAGCCTGATGCAACATACAATGTACAAGGAAACAATCTAAGTGGTGAACAGTTGTATGATAGATACCAAAAGAATATAGTTGAAAATATTAAAGAGGATACTATAAAACTAGAAAATGAACTAGGCCTTACTGCAGTTAAGAATGCAATCAAAACAAACGGACTTAGATCTGATGAGCACCGTGATGCTAAGCTAGCACATCTAAAGAAGATGAGAGATACATTTAAAAACCAGGTAAAAGATAAAGGATTACCTAATGTATATCTAGAAGGATTAAACATTGTACCTAATGGTCCATTTGACTGGAGGTTTGAAGTTCCGCTAGCATTCCCTAACTATCAATCAAAGTATGAACAAATATTTTTTAGTCTATTTAATAATGGAATCTTTACACAAAAAATAAAAGGACAAGAAGTTGCGCAAATAGCAGAGCTTGGAGGACATGAAACAGATGGAGATCTTAAAATGTTTGATGGTACAAACCCAGCTGAAGTAAGAATAAAAGCAAGCACACTAGGTCTTGAACCAGGTACAGATATATCTACAATTAAAGATAAAAAAAGATTAGAGTTTATAGGATACCGTATACCTAACCAAGGTAAAAGTTCTTTCTTACCTATGAAAGTAATAGGCTTTTTACCTGAATCTCATCAAAAAGCTATTATGGTCCCTGGAGGTATTACTAAGCAAATGGGTAGTGACTTTGATATTGATAAACTAAACTTAGTATTTAGAGAGTATGGAGATAATCTTACAGACAGACAGATAAGAGATCAAGAAATATTTGATATAATGCAATCAATTCTTATGAATCCTGTACATCTTGAAGAAGTAGTAACACCACTTGATTCTCCAAGACTAGAAAACAAAGCAGCTGAACTAAATCCTGCATCATCTAATAGTGTAGATTATAACAATCCACTGTCAGAAGTAGACATGGAACAAAAAAATAAAGCTGGTATTGCATTAAGAGGATTGTGGGCTAATATACTTGCAGGACATAACGTTAGTGCAGCAGCAAAATTAAAAGGCGGAGGATTAGTAATTGATAATCAATATGCTCCAATCATAGATGGTATAGAATATTCAGAAGTAGGTATTGAAAGAGAAGATGGAATAACAATAGACCAAAATGCATACAATGAAGCATCTATATCTGCATACTTATCTGCAGCGGTAGATGCTGCAAAGAAACCGGTACAAATAGATATTAATGATAATAAATTTACTGTACCTGTTGCTGGATTAATGTTAAGTGTAGGTATACCAGTAGAAACTGTAATAGATTTCTTAACACAACCTTCTATTGTAGAATCTATACAAGATGCAAAGAACAACGGATATAATCCAGGACAGTTAAAAAGATCTGTTAAAAAAATATTAAGAGATTATAAAGGAAGAGTATCTAATACAATTACAGACATGAGCACTCAGTCTCTTAAAGATAAAGAACTTAGAACAACAGAGGATAGTTTTGGTGTGGCCCAAGCAGCATATTTAAATAACTTTTTAATGCTACATAAAGCTGGTAGATCTTTACAAACTGCATTCAAAGTTATTACACCAGACAACTTAGACAATGTAAATGAAATGTCTGCACTGCGTGGGTGGTTAGATACAGAAGCAGAATACTTAAATGATAGTACATCTAACATTATATTAGGAGCTGAAGAGTTTATTACATCTGATTTAGAAAGAAGTTCTTATCCTATAATGACTGCATACCGTGGTATATTTGATACTGTACTTAATGCTGCAGAGCAAGCCGGGTTTATAAACAACAGACCAGCATTTTTTGGATTTAAACAACAACTAAAAAGAGCTGTAGGTAAAACAAGTTTTAATGCCGCAACTCAAAAGTTTATAGATAGACAGTTATTCTTAGACCTAATGTTAAAAGAAGGAAGTCCTCTACAGAACTTTGCTAGCGATAGAATGTTTGACTATTCTTACAGAGATGGTAAAAATAATATTGCTACTAGATTAAGAAGTTTACAAGAAAATAATCCAGATAATATAAATGATAATATATTCTTTAAAAAACTACAACCATCTGAAGACAATAACGATCTTGGACAAACGTTGTTTACTATAGAACTAAATACTACATTTGATATGTCAACGCATGAAAAGAATGCAATGACTGAAGCATTTAAAGAATTACTACAAAGTTCTAATATAGAAATAAAAAACTTTGCTAAAGAACTTATAGCACATCAACTACAAACAAAAGGATTTACTCCGGGTAGAGGAACGTTTATGGATCTAATACCTGTAGAAGCATTTACTACAGATTTACTTAATCCTGGTAAACAAACTCCTATACAGTTTTTCCAAACAGAATCAAGAAATACTTTAGATTCAGAATATTTTAGTAACTTTGTCCATAAGTTTGTACGTAATTTTGGTACAACTACTGTAGGCGGACAAAGTATATTACCGGGTGTTAACTTTAAAAACATACAGAATAACCTAGACAATCAAGGACAGGTTACTTTAAATCCAAAAGCTAATCCTAATATATTACATGATGCATTTGGTTATGTATCTTACTTTGTAACGTATCCAAAAGGACAAGCGCCTAAAATATTTGTAAGAGTAGCTGATAATACGTATACAGAATTACAACCTTTAGGTATAAAAGGTAGGTTTAATGAAGTAGGAAATAAAAGAAAAGATGGTAAAAGTATGATAAATAAACAGGGTACTACAGCATTACCAGGACCTAATACAAAAATGAAAGTAGAAGAAAAAATAAATTTACCTGAGAGTGTAACTGCACCAATTGATGAGGTGTTTAAAATATGTAAGATATAATGGGAAAGTGTTCTAGAATAGTAAATGGTGTTGAGCATAAACTGCTTACAGAAATGTATGATTTTATAGAAAACTCTAAACCAGACTCTAGAAATGTAGATGCTATTATGCAAATTCTAGATGATAATAGAAGTGTAGTAGACTATCGTGGTACAAAATATGTAAATGAAGACCAACTAAAAGATATACAGCTTATAAATAATGAAGCACAAAAAATAGGAGGTCAGCCATTTATAGATACTGAATTTTTTCTAGAGTTGACAGCAACACCTGTTAGTCCTGCTACTAAGTTATATGAAATAAATATTAATGAAGAAGCTCTAAGGACTATACCTGAAGCAAAAGATCAAAACTCTGATGGTACTTTTAATACACAATATGGAAAAGAAAAAGTAATAAAAACCTTATCTCCAAAAACAGAACAACAAGCTGCAGAACAGGAAGAGGGACCAGAAATAGCGGCATCTGAAGAAACAACTAAAGTATACACTACTCCTGAAAGATCCAGCGAAGCGTTACAGAAGCTAGCATTAGATGCAAAAGTTATAATAGAATCTGAATTACAAGAAATAAATAGGTTGCCTGAAGCAGAAAGAGAGAAAAAAGAAAACAGATTAAAAAGACTACGTACTGCTGTAGAAAAAATAGATCGAGTTGTAGACTTTAATATGTTTGTTACTGCATCAAAAGATAATATAAACAATGCTATAGAAGAGTTTAACCAACTAATGGCTATGCCAATTGAGTTAAGATCTACACCAGAGAATATGAATCGTATGTATTCTATCAAACAAACTATTGATAGTATGGATACAATATTACAACTAGAACAAATAGCATTAAATGAGCAAGCACTTGGAAAAGTTAAAGGTGTAAATCAAGAAGCTTTTGATTTGCTTATGGAAAATATAGATTATACTATTAAACAAACTAAAAGATTAAATAACCAGTTTCAAGAAGAAGTAATTCCTATGATGGCTGAAGTACTGGTCGGGTATCACAATACTACAATGGACCCAAAAATACAAGCGCTTATTGATAACATAGAAACACACAAGCGAACAATAGGTTTAGATACAAATACATCAGAGTATAAAGATTTAGTAAAACGAAAAGATAATGGAGATCTTACTGCTGAACAATTTAGAGATTTAGAATTAAAACTAAATGTAGAGCAACTAAAAAATAAACAAATACTTGGTAGAGATGCAATGATAAAAGAACTAAGAGAAGCACATAAAGATAAGTCAGGATTCTCTTATCTGTTTGACCCTCTTATCTATTCATCTGATCCAGCAATACAATTGTTTACAAAGTCTGTAAAAGAAGCAACCTTTGAAACAAACAGGATGACATTAGATTATAAGTATGATCTAAAAGAAGAGTATGATTTATTTACAGAAGGTATGTCTGAGTCAGATATTGCAAAATTAAATGATGATTTACTTGAAGAAGTAACCATGACGCAGTATGATGCGGATGGCAATCCTAAAGAAGTAAAAGTTTTAGCTTTTGTTAGTCCTATAGACAAAGCAAAATATGAAGAGTCTAAGAAACAAATGTATGAAGCAGCAGGTAGAAGATATAATTTACCAAACTGGAGAGATTATAAAAATGGAAAACAAGATTCTAAGTATCAATCTGATATAGAGAGATGGAATAAAGATAATAAACATAGAAGAGATAGGATTGGATATTCTAAAGCTGTAAATGACTGGCATAAAGAAAATACAGAGCCTGTAGAAGGATGGCAACAACAAAGAGAAAAAATAAAATCTCAAATTGCATCTGCAGAAAGAACTAAACGAGCGGCGATTGCAGCTGGAAGATCAGACTCCGCCCACATGGCAGAGGAACAAATAAAAGCTTTACGTGAAAAGTTAAGAAAAAATTTACTAGATGGTCAACCTAGAAATGAATGGGTAAAACCAAAAGAATCTAAGTATGCTAATAGTAAATATAAACAACTACAAGCTAATCCAAAAAAGAAAAGATATTATGATTTTATGCTTAAGTCTTTTCAAGAAGGTCAAAAGATGGTAGGTGTAAATAGATTTCAAAAAGAAAAGTGGGAAGACTTCTCTTATATTTTACCATCTGTACGTAAAGTAGAATATGATAGATTAAAAGAACAAGGCGGAATATCTGCTACAAAAGATATACTTGCAGAAAGTTTTACAATACAAGATACAGATATAGAGTTTGGTAGATACAATGCCAAGACTGGTGAATTACAAAAAAGCGTACCGGTGTTCTACAATAACCTTGTTGAGTCTAAGGATGTATCCAAAGACATTGCAAGTTCTATGTATGCATTTAGACACATGACACATAACTTTCAATCTAAGTCTAAAATTTTAGGACAGGTTATGTTGTTTAGAGAAATACTACAAAACAGAGATACGCTGTTAGTAAACTCATCGGGCGTAGAAATGTTAAGTAAAGTTGCATCTGATCTTGGTGTAAAACTACCAATGAAAAAAGATGGTGAATCATATAACTTTAAACATGTCAATGAATTTATTGATACTATAATGTTTGGTGAAAGACAACTCAAAGCAAACTTTACACTAGGTGGTAAAACATTATCTGGTACAAAGATAGCTGATAGCATCAATGCATTTACTGCAATCAATACATTATCATTTAACTTTTTACAAGGTGCTAACCAAAGTATACTGGATAATATGGCTCTTGTATCTGAAGGAGCAGCAGGTGAATTTTTTAGTACTGCAGACCTTGCTTGGGCTAAATCACAATACTGGTCAGAAGGAGCAGGTTTATCTGACGTAGGAAAATTTGCTCCAGATACAAAGTTAGGCAAAGCATTAGAAATGTTTGATGCTCTTACAGAGTTTACAGATCAAGAAGGCAATAGACTAGTTGGTTCTAGGCTTAGAAAAGCTATGCAAACTGGTAACTTCTTAATTGTACAGCAAGCAGCTGAACACGAAGTAGCAGCTACACGTATGTTAGCGCTAATGAAAAATCTAGAAGGTAAACTAAAAGATAAAGATGGCAATGTTATTACGAAAGAGGATGGTAGTCCAGCCAATCTTTATGATATGTTACTTATTGATGACAAAGGTAAAATGTCACTCGATCCTAGAGTTGCAAACTTTAGTGAGTCTGATTTCATTAATCTAATACAAGGCTTATCAAGAAGAACCAACCAGACTAAAGGTGGTTTTGATAGAGCTACACTACAAAGACGTTGGTATGGTAAACTAGCAATGTTATTCCGTAGCTGGTTATTACCTGGTCTAAGAAGACGTTATGGCCACGGAGGATTTACAGGTTCAACTGTGCATACTGATGAAGAGCTAGGAACTGTTACACAGGGTATGTATATATCATTCTACAATATGTTACGAGAAAGTTTTATGGGAAAAACTTGGCCAACTTCTGTATATAAAACTATGTCAGAGATGGAACAAAGGAATGTTAAACGTACCGCTGTTGAACTAGGATCTCTAGCAGCAGCATCAGTACTAGTTGCAGCACTAGCAAATCTAGATGATGACGAAGAAACTTGGGTAACTAATTTTGTTATGTATCAAGCTTTACGTTATCAAGCAGAAATAAAACAATGGACTCCTGTGTATGGATACAGAGAAGCGTTCCGTATTGCTAAGTCACCAACAGCTACCGCAAGACAAATAGAAAAAGTATTTAGTCTTACAGATCAGATATTCTTTAAAGAAATACCTTATTTACTAGGTGTACCAATGGATGAAAAAAATATTTACTACCAACGTTCTACTGGTAGATATAAAAAAGGTGATAGAAAAATTAGAAAAGATGTAGATGATCTAATGCCTATAATCAGAGGTCTAAGAAAATCTCAAACCCCTGAAGAAGCAGCAAAATATTTCCTAGGACTCGGAAGCTAGTTCTAATTCTTTTTGTAAATTAGCTAGTGCTCTCCATGCAACCTTTGCGGAGTGTCTAATACCATCTGTATCAAACGTCCCAGCATCAATTAAATGTCTAGATAGTGCATCTAACTCGTCTTTAGATTTGTCTCTGTCCCAGTGTAAAGGCTCATCAGGATGATGTTGTTCATTACCTGCAAGAGATACACGAGATACTTCTTTAATAGCATCAGGAAAATATTTAAGTACACCTGTAAATACAGGCATTCTTTTTCTATCTAAAGATAAACTATCTGTTGGAACTGTACAGTCTCCTAACTTTGCAGGCTCACAGCACTCTATTGGATACCAAAACGTATACTGAGTTGCACCGGGCATAACTAATCTAAATCCTTCTCTAGGATTACTTTCTACTACTTCATAGAGGTGACCTACCTTACCACGGTGGCCACACTCTTTTATAATTCTTACTAATTGTCTCATAATAAATTATTTTTTGGTTATTAAAATGGGCAGTCTTCTCTCTGTTTGAGAAAGTCAAACTCACTAGTCGTATTCCAATTGATAGGAGCATTAATAACTGAATTAGCAGCAGTAAAATGCCCACAATCAAAGAAGCCAGCACGCCCACCACTATAAGACTCGGCAGCAGGATGAGCAGCTTTAAGGATCGTATGATTTCCAATAATATATCTTTCATAATCTTGTGCTTTTTTACCCCACAGCATAAAAACATATCCGTCTTTTTGACTAGACATAGCTTCTAGAAACAATTGTGTAAAAGGACGCCATATTTCTGTATGAACTCCAGCTGTACCTTTTTCTACAGTCAAAGCAGTGTTTAGTAATAACACACCTTGTTCTGCCCACTGCTCTAAAGTTACATCAAAGTCAGCAAGAACTACTCTTTGATCTTTTTCTACTGCAGTAATTATATTTTTTAAACTAGGACTAACTCTTAAACTATCATTCCTGTTGGCAAACGCTAGTCCGGTTGCGCTACCATCATGATAAGGATCTTGACCTAATATTACAATCTTAGTATCTTTTAGTTGACATAATTTAAATGCTCTAAAAGTATCTGTTGTTTTTGGAAGTATTTTATACCCTCTAGCTTTACGCATTTTTATGTGGGTAGCAATACTTTTAAATGCTTTTGTGGATAATATTGGTTCTAGTAGTGGATACCAATCCCCTACTTGGTTTTGAATTGCTTTACTCATTTCTAATATATTTATTTATGTTAAACGTTTCTTCTTCTAAGTTAACAATACTATGTAATTCTGAATCTTTAGGTATAGAACAGCCTAGACTTGTTTCCATTTTCTTGCGAAGTTTATCACCTTGAAAAAGAATCTGTGCCATTTGACCTTCTAAACTAAATCCATGAAATTCTAGTATCTTCATTTTATATGAATTATTAAACTTAGAGTACTTGCCTTTTAAAAATCTAGCATACTCTTCATAGTAGTCCTCTGGTATAGAGAATACAAACAAAACAAAATGCGGCGATGGGTCTTCTACTCGTATAAAGTTTCTAAACTTTCTTAGAGCTTGTTCAAACTTTAGGAATAATGTTGACCCTGAAAATCTGTATAACAAAGCTATACAGTTCTTTTCTTTTTCTGTTCTTATGTAAGCATTAACAAAAAGTTTATCAAATAAAAATAACTTTCTGTTGCCGCTAAGCATAGGAAAAACAAACATTGCTGTTTTGGAAAGAGAACCGGATGATACTTCATATATCACCCGGCCATTTATGTAAAATTCTTTAATTTGATTTACTTTGTATGGATGTCCTTTTACAGGAATCACATCACCAATACTAATTGTATAAGTATTCAAAGCAAGTTGTATAATGTTATCACCTACTTTCGTAGATGTAATGCTATTTACATCACCACCTATGGTAAATGTTCTAGCATTTTTTGGTATTAAGTGTTGGTCTTTAATCTTCACTGGAGTCATTTTCTAAACTATTTAGAGTTAAACATTGATTTAGTTTAAGCTCAGGCAGCGCAGATCCGGTGTAAAGTAGTACCTCTTCAGGGTGTCGTAGTAAGTAAACAAGATTGAATGTCTCTGCAAATTTACAAATTCCTTGTTTAATTCCAAATTTTTCAATATATTTTTCTACAACTATACTTGAATAATCTAGTAACTCAGGCATTTCATCTATCAACTTATCAGCTGTTTTTGGTCCCAACCCTGGTATACCTGGTATGCCATCAGTTGGATCACCCATAAGAGTCTGCTTCCACATAAATGCTTCAGCTTCATCCGGTGTTGTATTTATCCATTCTACTTTTTGATAATTAAAATGTTTACCTGGTACTTGTTTTAGTACATCTTTATCAGGACTACAAATAATAGCCATGTTACCATCATCATTAACTGTATTGGCATATATTGCTACACAATCGTCAGCTTCTAATCCTGGTACAGAATAAAAATGATAAGGTTCTTGTTGTAAATACGCTTTCAATGCATAGAATATAGGTGGTTTTTGTGCACCCTTTCTATTACCTTTGTACTTTCTAGTTTCTGCTACTTTGTATCTAAAACATTTACCTAGTGTTAGAAACCCCATGTACTCATCAGCTTCTGTTTCTTCTAGTATTGTACGTATTCTAGCGTCGAGGCCAACCATTGCCTCTTCTAATGTATTTGCTCCCATTTCATAGTATAGGAGACTATCTGCATCTATTAATGCTATCTTTTTCATAATAAAAATTTTAAGTAGATATAAAGGGGGCCTTGTGATGCGTTCTAGGTTATTCACACTTTAGTTAACAACGCGTAACCCCCTTATACCATTCTAATTAAACACTAGCTACAGAGCATTAATCTCCGCAACTTCCTTGTCACATTGTACTTTACACTCTGTTTTCTCTTCAACAGCCGCTTTACGCATCTCATCCCACTCTGCATCTGTCATAGCAGCGTAAGTAGAACTGTGGTAAATAGAGCCGTTTACTCCAGCTAGTGACGAATGTACAAAATATTGCTTACATCTAATAGCACCGTCTACATCACATGGTACAGCACCAATATGCATCGGGTCTACAAATATGTTGTGTATCTCACCACTGTAGTAGGCAATATACTTAAGACCACCAACATGAAGTCCCTTAACGCATGATATTGTATCATTAACATTAACTTGACTCCAATCTTTTAGTCTATGTGTACATCCAACTTTGATAAAATGTCCTGGATTAGCATAGCCATTAGGCCCTTCACAATAAAATGCATCACCACTTGAACCCATAACAGCTGGTTCAAATAGTCTGTCTTCTACATGCTCTGGTAATCCATCGCCTTCTATCTCACCGGTGTCTACGTTAAACGTTCTTTTGTAACGATCAACTTGTTCACCAGTTTCTGGATCAAACTTATGCAGAACTTCTTGAGAGACTTTGTAACCATTTAGTAATCCCTCTTGGGTGATTTTCATTTGGTACATTGTAGCTCTTTTCTCAGCTGCTTCTTCAGTCAATCCATGATTTTCCATAAGATCTTCTTTGTGTTTTGGATGCACATACTGCATGTTAACAAAGTTAAAGAATCTATTACAGAAATCTTGTCCGTGTCCTTGCTTCATCTTTCTCCACAAGATCGGGTTTCTTAACCAACGTGTCCACATTTTTACCAAAGGCATAAAGTCTACTTCTTTATCTATAGACTCAAAGATTCTATCTACAAGCGCTTGTGGCATAGGTATACTAGATACTACACCATTGTGTTTAAGAAAGAACTCTCCTGTTCCTTTGTTAACATGAATGTATTCACATTGCGTTTCAATTGTTTTAGTATAATCTACAACACATAAAGGAGCAAACTCCTCCATAACTTCATTGTATTCTTCTACTGTACTAACACCTTGAGCCTTGTGGCTAAGCTGTTGCATTCTATCGTATAGTTCTTTACTATACTCAACTGTGAATGGTTTATCACCATAAGATCCACAGATTTTGTCATCAATAACATTAATTGTAATCATAATTTTTGGTTTAATTAGTTAAAAAATATACCTTATTTTATTCCAAGGTACTATCGAATTGTGTAATAATTTAAATTGATCTATAAACTTTGATTTTAGTTCTAGTTTATATCGTACATTTTCCCCACCATATTGTGACTTCTTAGCCTCTTGCATATCAAGCACCCACAGATCTACCTCAGTATCAGGGTGTTTCTGCAAATTTACAATATGTTTTTTAAAATTGTGTGTTAAAAATATACATTCTGCTAACACTTTATCTTTATAACTTACATGTTTATTTAACAAAGTAAATAGGTATTCATAATCTTCTAGCCAACCATCATATACTATGATAGGACTGTAGTTTACATGTACATCATAGCCTGCATCTACAAATTTATTAATAGCTTTTATTCTATCTATAATCTTAGATGTATGTGGCTCATGTAAATCTGACTTATGTTGTGGCATAAGACTAAATCTAATACGTATCTTACCTTGCGGGTTAAATGTTAAAAGATTGTTGTTAACATATTTAGTCGCAAAACTACCCATCGCAATGGGATGATCTCTGAAAAACTCAAAGATCTTTTCCCACTGGTGGTGTTTTGCATGCAAAGCAAAGTCTTCATTACAACTAATGTCGTAAGTAGTATACTCTGCATGTGTTTGATTAGGTTTATCTATCGGTGTAAAGTATGCATGATTATTAACTTCTGTTAGTATATCACCTGTATTTACAGCAATAGACAGACCATCAGGTTTATGACGTTTCATATAACAGTATGAACAATTATACAAACAACCATATCCAAAACTAGGAGATATAAAGTCCGTAGATCTACCAGAAGGACGTATCTTAAACGTCCTCCTAGTATCCTTACTTACGAGTCCCATACCTCACGTGATTTAGCTCTAAGATAAACTCTGATTTCTTTCTCTAGCTCAGGTGACATATTGCACTGGCGTTCTCTAAGACAATCAATTTCATCTAGTAAGGGTTTAACCTCCTCAGCAAATTCAACAATATTATCGTATTTTGCTAAGATGTCTAAATCTGCAGCACGGGCTTCTCCAATGTCTGATAAAACAAATAGTTCTTTAGACTTTTGTTTAATCAAACTTAGATCATCAGTCTCACTACAAAACTTTTGAAACTCATATAGTTTATCCATGTTCTTAATAATATCTGGCGCTAGATCGCTCACAAATCTATAATCCATTTCACTATAAGAGTCATCCCTAAGATCTTGTAGTTCGCAATAATCTTTTTGTAACTCAGGGTGTATACAGCTAAGTCCTTGCATAAATTTAAAGTCATTTATTTTATCTAGCTTAGCTGCTGTATAATATTTAATAAGTATATCATCCATAGTATATCCGTCTTTGTCTGTTAGTTGTAAAAATAATTCATCGATGTGTTTAACGTTAGCATTTTGTTTAATAAATTTAACTTTATTCTGACTAACGCGTATAAACTGAGGTGCATCCCAACCTTGTACAGGATTAGCCCAATCTTCATACTCATCTCTATTCCATTTTTTAAATCTAACAGGAGCTTCGTCAAACCAAAATATTGGCTCAGTATACTTATCATCCCAACTAGCATAATTACTCTTTGGATATACGTGACAATGCATAGGCATTATTGATCTAAGTAACCAAGCAGCTGCTTTCATCTTATTCTCGTCTTCTGTAGTACAATAATAAGTAGTGTACGTAGTATTCATAATATCCTTAGTCCTAGGCTCTATCTTATCCCAAACAGTATGATAACTACCACTTCTTTTATCAAACCTAATAGTATAAGCAACCATACGCTTTTCAATATTACGCCTTTCTGCAGCTGACAAATTACTAAACTTTGCAAGTTCTTCTTGCTCAGCAATTTGATCTTTGTATTCTGCCATCCACTCTTCAGGCACTTCTACATCATCATAGTTTTTGTACCACTCAGATTGTTCAATAAGTTTAAGAATAGCATTACGTTTAGCTGTAACTCTTTTCTTCTCTTTTGTTACTTTAGCAATAGCGTCAGGATTACCAATAGCTTTACTCATAGCTTTACTAAACTTATCATCAAGATCTTCTACTTCAAAACAAGTAACATAGTTTTTTGCATAACTAGGTTCTTCTTCCAATCCTACTGATAAAAGATATATATCTTTAAACTTATCCCACTTACCTTCTTTAGAATAAAAATGCTTAGCATCAAAACCGTTCCAATCTTTAGCAGGCTCACGCTCTACTTTACCATTGTAATTTACAGGCCGCATAATACTAAGACCTTCAAACAATTTATTTGCAGGACCATACTTAATCCTAGGATCAGGTCCATACTTAGGCTTAATATCATTAGTATCTATAATCTTAGAAAGTTTATTTAGGACTTTATTCTCAGTACTATTACCAGTAATAACAGATCTACAAGCGTCAACCCACTTAAGAAAATCTGTTTCTTCAAGTTGTTCTTGAACCATATCACTAGCTTCTTGTGCAGCTGCCATAATAACTCCTTTGATATACTTCTTAGTTGCTTCGTTCCATATAACTTTCTCACGAGAAGGAGTAACATCTACACCATCTTGTAATACAGTTTCTGTACCATCTTCATTAGTTATTACTTGTCTAGCAGGACATTTAAATGCAATAGAACCATACATCTGTTCCATTTCTAGTTCACGGAAATCAATATAACCATAGTTAATACCTGTAGTTGCACCTTTATCTTTAACTAGTACAATATGTGGCCTATTAAAATAATAAGAGTCAGAGATAATAAGATTATCAGAGTTGTATATAATCTCTGGTTGAAAGCTAACCTTTCTCTCATATCCATCATCTTCATTATCAATAATTTTAAAGTTTACATTATTAAAATACATTAGCTGCTCTTCAATAGCTTCTTCAAACTTTCTTCTATTGTGTCGTTTAACACCAAATGAAATAGTAGTTTCATTTTTCTTAGCACCTACTTCTTCATAATGTACTTTAGTACCATCACTAAATATAACATGCGGGTTAGGCTGACCTGTTAGCGCATTAAAAGAAGGTATAATAAAATCAGTTTTGTAATTATAACAATTACATTTAAACCTTTTACCATTATATACAGTTTCAATTGTATAAAAGTCTACACCTGTTGATAGTGCGGCTTTTGCACCAAGACCAAAGGCACCAAAATTTTCACTAGTATTTCTTTTCGTAGAATAACCTAGTTCCAATATACCTTCCAATCTTCTACCACCTATACCTACACCATAGTCAGTAACTTTAAATAAATCACAATAACCTACACCTTCATTCTTTTCATATACCAGATCTATATGATCTTTTACATGTTCTAATGAAGCTATATTGTAATAGCTTGAATCAAAATTACTGTCTTCATACTGAGCGCCGTGACGTTCAATATAATAGTCTTCAACTTTCTTTTTACCACTTAGTATTTCTATAGCCACTTCTTTCTCACGTTGAGAGTCACACGCATTTGTAACTAACTCCCTAACTGTAGACTGAACAGGCATAGAATACTGTGTAGACTGAAGAATGTCAAACACCATCTTCTCAGCGCCTTTGTTAATTTTCTTAGCAATGCCGGCGCTACCTTGCATTGGTTTATCAATTGTTTTAATACTCATTGTTTTTTCTTTTATAGTTAATAGCTCTAGCTGCATCTTGTACAGTCATATCCGTGTCTGTGTAATCATTCCACAAAGCTTTTATGTTTTGTTGTTCTACATGTGTAGCATACTCAAGCATAAATTTATGATATACATTACGCACAAGAATAAAAAATCCAATACCGTATACGGGTTCAAACTCTTTATTAAAAAATTCTAGTTTTTCTATGTAACCAAAACAATTTTCTCTAGTTTGTTCATATAAACCTGTAATTTTTTGCTTAGTTATTTCGGGACCTTTAGACATATCAATCCCTAGGCCATCCAATTGGATCACCAAATCTTCTGAATATTCCATAATATTATAAGTGTTTAATTAATTCTATTGTTTGTAAAACCTGTCCTTGATTTTTAGGCAGGTATAGTACTGGAGGATTGTCCAGTTCAAGTAGATAGTTTTTAAATAGTTTCCATTTTATAGGAAAAACATCATTAGCAAAACCTTTAACTTCAATAATCCATTTACCATTAGGATCTACAAAGTCAGGAGTATATGTAATATCTCTAACTTTATATGTATTATTAGTATAGCCTTTTGTTTTGTGTGGTTCGTAGCAATCTGCAGTATAATGAAAACCTTTTTGCAAAACATATCTATTCTCTTCATACTGAGATTTAATGTTTGCTTCTTCTAGCTTCTTATACGTAAAAAGTTCAAGCTTTGACCTGAACTTTATTCCTTTGTATGTTTTGCTAGTAGCATTTCTTACTTTCTTATTTTTTGGTTTTCGTTTATATCTTTTCACTATAACTGTAAGTCTATCAATGTTTTTAATCCTTCAAATGACTGAAAATGAGCAACATAGTCTGACAAATCCTTTATTTTGTATTGATCAGGTATGATAATATTTTTCATAGGATAATACTCTTTACATATCTTACTAGCCATAGCTTGGCCAGGATTATTAGGGTTAGTAAAGTCATTATCATAAAATATTACTACTTTCTCAAAACGATTTTTAAGTTCTTCTATTATTTGCCTGCTTGGCAACTGCATTTCTGATTGCATGGCGACAGAGGCGATACCCATCTCGAAGAGACACATAACGTCTTTGAGACTAGATGCAATAATACAGAGATTCCCTTTCTTAGGTAACTGATCATATCCTTGAATTTGTTTTTTATTTGTGTTGCTAATCCATTTTTGTTTGTCATAAGGCGAATATATTTTATATTTCCTTCCTATCTTATAAGCATAACTGAGATCACAACTGAATCTATTACTGTTTATCCAGTAGTGAGAGATAGGCGTAACTGCAAACTTAATCAAAGTTTTTTTACTAATCAAATATTTTGACCAAAATTTTGCATCTTTCTTTTGCCACGGCCTAGATCTCTTCTTAATTATAGTAACTTTCTTATTTTCTATACGTTTATTGAACACATGTGCTCTGTATCCCATAGAAAATTTAACAGAATTATTATTCTTTGATCCTAGATTAAGTCTAAAATCACAATCAATAATCCTCAAAGCTGAATAAAAATCACAATTAAACTTTGCCTGTACATAAGAAAAACAATTAAATGTATGATCTGGATAACCAAAATCTTTATACAATAAACCATTCTTCCATCGTACAATAGACACAGACGGTCTACTATCTTTACGCAAATCACTGCAAAACTTAATACCTAGTTCTTTAAAATTAGGACAGTAGTATTTAAAAATATCATAGTCTTTAATTTTTTGTAGTATCAAGTCTGTATGCAAATGATCGTTGCTGTTTCTAATTTGTATTGACATAAGCTCGCAAATTTAAATAAAAAATGGGGAGCTTTTACACTCCCCATTAATAAAACTATGATGGCCATATAACAATCAGGTTACACCCAATCATCATCTTCAGAAACTGTATCTGTATCAGCATCAGGCTTAACTACAGAAAGCTCTGGACTAAATACACCCCAACCCAAGTCTGTATCAAACTCTGCGTTGAATGCACCATAGTCATCATTAAGTTTCTTAGCAAATAAATCGTCACGTTGTGGTTTTATTCTACCAAATACTTTAGTATACACAGACTGGTACTTGCCATCCTTAACACCAATTAGTAATCTTACCTCATTCTGAGAAAGAACACTAACTAGTTTCTTAATTTCTGCTACATCACCAGTCGCAATAGCTTTAATAGTTTCTAGGTATACATCGTCACCATTAGCAACATTAGCCCAAGCTTTACAAAAGTCAATCAAAGTATCTTCGCCTGTTACAGCATGTCTTTGACCTTCTGATTTCCACCACTCATAGTCAGGACCATTTTCATCAGCCCATGTAGACTGACCTATGTTGTTAATCCATTGATACTTTCCATTTTGTGACATTCTAGGCTGATTATTCATTAAGATCTCAAATCTAGTAGTAAGATCGTCGTTCTTAATCCAAAATGTTACCTTAAAATATTCTGTATTGTTAAACTCAACAAAATAATTAGGCTCACTTTTTACCATAATACCTAGTTCGTGCAGTTCATTCATTGTTGGGTTAACTGCAATAACCTTAAAGTTTGCAAGACCAGAGTATAATTTTACTCCACCGCCTGCAACTTCTTTCGTACTTTCATTAATTTTAATTGCCATTATTTATTATTTTTTAGTATTAATATTCAAAATCATCATCATCCCCATCAAAACTATCTACCATATGATCATCACCAGTAACTTCTGTAGTTTTATATTCTGTTTCTACAGGAATACTAGTTTGATTAGGATCTACAGTTTCTGTATCATCTATAAACTCAAATGGTAACTTTCTAACTTTCTTAGCTTTCTTACCTTTTAGTTTAGGGTGCTTGAAAATTTCAGCAACCATCCAAGTTTCCAAGTTATACTTTTCTTGTATACCTTTTCTGTCAATACCATTTTCTAGATCTTCTAAGATCTGAGTAGTACTAATTTGTTTTGGTGTGATACCACTGTCTTGTGTATTATCTACCTCACCAGGCACTCTTGCTTCAATCATTTTTTAATTTGTTTAATTAGTTAATCTATAAATATTTCTGACCATTGTAAAGGCATGGTCTTACCTTGTAAGTGTTTACATCTAGTACCAGCTGCTAGATCTACAGTATCAAAAGAGACCATAGTCTTATCTTCTTCTCTGTATATATAACCAATAGCGTCTGCATTAGTACAAGATATAGATTTAATCTTACCAGTAAGGTCAAGATCTTTTACTGCTACCTCTTTACCTTTCTTTTCTAGCATCTTATCTTTTAGGTGACCAACTAAGATAACATGATCCGCTAGCTTGTTCAGTCTTTCTATCCATTTCTTGTAGGCTATACGTAAATATAAATAGCCAGCGCCGTTTGGCAGTGATAGTACTGATGCACCAGGATTCTTTTGTTCAAAGTTTTTACCCATAGGAGTTTGCATGTAGATTTTTTTACCTTCGTCTTCACACCACTCTTCCAACTTTGTAATAGTATCGATAGCAATGTATTTGTAAGGTTTACCTTCTTTAATAATTTGTTTACCAACTTCTCCAAGTTCTTTTAGACTGTTCACTTTAATCTTAAGTGCATCAACCATATCTGAACCTGCTTCTAAGTCAATAATCAAACAATTTTTTAGTTTTGATAATGCTGTGGTTTTACCTATCTTAGGTGAACCATAAATAATCATATTCTTAGGCGACTTACGGCTCGCCTTTACCACTGTTTTTGGTAATTCCATAATTAGTTTCTTTCTTTAATATTAAATGTACTCATGTCTGCTTCATAGCCTATCATACCAAGCAAGCCATCACGATTCTTCTCGATGTGACAGGCAAGTAATCCTTCTGGATTCTCACCACAGTATGTATCTGTAATATTATACAAATCATACGGACGATTAAGAATCATAACTACATGTGCATCTTGACCAATACTGTCACCACCAAATAAATCTGTTAGTAATGGTTGATACTGATTCTTTGCACGATGCTCTTGTTCTATGTTACGATTAAGCTGTGATAATAAAATGTTTACTACTCCAAGTTTTGATTGCATCCACATACAACCTTTTGAGATGGTATTTAGTCTTTTGAGCTCGGTATCTTCTGATCCCCTAATGAGCCGTGAATGGTCAAATATGTTTATGACTGTATATTCTGGATGTTGTTGAAATAACTCTTCGTTAGTATTCATTATGTATTCCATAGATCTAGGAACATTGTTGAAATATATAGGATAATCTTTATACTTCTGCACCTTAGATGCATATGTTCTAAAATCTATATCTGACAAAGGATTGTCTACAGATAGTAGATCACCCATTTGTTTCTTTACGTCTTTTGACGCGGACCGCATTACCTGTTGGTAACCGGGCATCTCAAATGTCCAATAAAGAACTTTGAGTTTTTTACCTCTATTTGTATCTAATACATCAAAGATAAGCTGGTTGCTAAATGCTGATTTACCCACACCGGGACGACCTGCAATAACATACATCTTAGCTTTTTGTAAACCACCTAATAAATTTCTATTCAGACGTTTCCAAGATGTAGGTAGTACATCACGTTTACCTAACTTAGCATCTTTTACAATTGCAATTGATTGACCAACTGCTTTATCTATTCTTTGAAATCCTCTGGTTTTAAATACATCATAGCTTTCTGGTAATTCTGTTTTCGGTTTGTTCTCCTGCATTTTCTATATTTTGGTATTTTTCCCATGTATGGTTATTGAGCCACACTTCTAGGCTTTGCATGTACTCTAGATTGAATCTTTCTTCTTTCAATTGTACATCTAATAGTTTTAATATTCTGTCGTGTATATGTTTTTTGTTACCAACAATGCGTCTGTATCTTTCTTTTGCTTTTCTATTTGCTTTTGAATTTGGGTCGTGTGCTCTTAATATTCTGTTCGTTCCATTTTTAGTTCTAACTTTCATAGGATATGCTAGTAACAAAGAGTTAAACATTTGATCAAAGTCAGTAGAAAATAAATCTATAAACTTCTGTCTAACCACATGTTCTTTTGGTGTGTTACCTAATTTAACAAATCCTTTATCTTGTAAATCTTCCCAATTAGGTGAGATACACAAACTATCTAGGGTCTTAAATCCCTTTCTATAAATAGTATATAACGCTAAATAATCATCAGCACTAATACCATAATCTATCAATAATTGTACGTCAATTTCTATTTGCATAAGCTTTCAAATTTACGAAAAATGTACCTGACTACAAAGGTAACCAGGTAACATTTTTCAATGTTTTTACACTACTTTTTAACCACTTTTCTTCTTGACTACCAGCAACATACAGTATAATTATCTTACCAATTTTATCTTCTTGGAATCGTATAATTCTACCCACACGTTGTATCATAGTCAAAGCTTTACTAGTTAATCCACATATAACAGCCATAGTTGCATCAGCAACATCAAAACCTTGATTCAAAGCTTTAGTAGAACATAGCACAGGCTTGTCACCTGATCTAAAATCTTCTAATGCTTTTTCTCTTTGTTTCTTTGTTTTACCACTATGGTATACAGTAGAGAATGTTTCAGTAGCATCAGCAAGTTTATTAGTAAACTCATTACTGCCACCAAATACTAGTATCTTTTCTCCAATATTATCAATTACAATTTTCTGTAACTCAGCCATCTTATTAGATGCATGATCTACTACAGTCTTACGTTGTCTAATAGATCTGTAAAACTGTGCAGCTGCAGCTTTTTCTTTCTGACTAGCAGTATTTTTACCAGGTCCCATAATATATTTAGCTTGATCAAACGCATCAAACTGTCCAAGTATATACTTAGCATATATAAATGTATTATTAGCCTTCTTATAATCTGCGTGTTCTTCTGTAGTCAGCTCGACAGGCATACATATAATCTCATAAGGAGATACAAGTCCCAAACTAACACATTTATCTAGTGTAATTTTATATGCTATAGGTGCCATCTTTTCAAGTAATAATCTATACTCAAAATCTTCTGGCAATGTAGCAGTCATACACAATAGTTTATCATAAGTATTATTTTCAAAGAACTTACGATACTCTGGTGATAAACCAAGATGTATTTCATCACATACTACTATAGCATAGTGATTGTCTTTAAGTTTATATGCACTCTGATAACATAGTACTTCTACATTATCTAGTACAGCTTCGTAACCCCACTTAATAAACTCTTCTTTAAACTGTTCTTGTAACTGTGTTGTAGGAACTATAACTAAAGCCTTACCATCTACACTATCAAGAATTTTACTAACAGCAATAACCCCGCAACGAGACTTACCAAAGCCAGTCCCAGCAATGATACTACCAATAAAACCTTGCTTAGCCCACTTGTTAAGAGCTTTCTTTTGTTCTTTATCTTTGATTTCATTTACTTTACTTACTTGCATGTCCATAAATTCACTGTTCTATTTGTTTGTGCATCAAAAAATACACCAGCATACATAACTAAACCTTTATCTCTTAGTTCTGTTACTCTACCTGTGACTCTATTAATGTCCCAATCTAATTGTTTTGCAATCATTCTATTTGTAGCTTTACCAAGTTTTTTGATTGCAATCAAAACCTGTGTTTGTCTAAGTGAAATCGTATTATCATCATGTAGTTTCTTGTAAGAGTCTACAGATGCATCGTTAATCTTCATATGTTTCATAGTCATATTCTTTATTATCTAATTCATCTAATATTTCTTCTTGCAGTTCGTCCCTATCAAATCCTTCTTGTTGTTCAAGAAGTGGTAATATATCTACATTAACAGGCACACCATTTTTATCTTTTAGTACATGCCATATTGCTTTAATATCAACACTAGCATCAGCACCTGGATGATCATAAGTCGAGGGTTCCCCTGCTTCATAAGTATATTCTACATCGTAGTAATGCTCATCCCATTCAATTGTATGTATAGGCATAATTTTCATTTTATAGTTCATAATATTTAATTTTAAGTTAAAAAGAAGGCAATGCCCCCACCTGCGGGGACACCCTTCTTAAACAGATCTGTTATTTTTTTCTTTGTTTATCAAACTCTTCTAAATTTTTCTTTAAGTTTTTTCGTGATATACGTCTTTCTATATGACATTCTATCTGACTAACAATATAAATACCTAGTATTACACCAGATATTGATATTAATAATATTCCTACTGTACTCATCTTAATATTTTTTTTAATTCTTTTCTAGTTAACTTCTTTTCCAATTTATCCATTCTATCGTTAAGTGTTTTAACTTTTTCACGTAATTCTATATTTTCTTGTACTAATAAATCTAAAAAACTTTTAGTTCTAGTCATACTAGAAAAATTAGACAATAGAATTTGTTCAGCTGAATTATAGTTACGTCTGTATCTAGCATCACTTTTTATTAGTATATCATGTTGTCCTACATAATATAAAATACTTGCGTGATTTCTTTTTACATACCTACCTATTAATTGAAACTGTAATCCAAGATGTAATCTACACAATACAGCATAGATACGTCTTGCATCAACAGCTTCTCTAAGTCTGTGTCTGCCTTTAATATGTTCTTTTGGTACATCTGTAATATCAGACACCATCTCTAAAACTTTAGATAGTTTATCATAATACGACGTATCAGTCACATTGGCAAACTGTTGGCTTACTTTTCCCATACTTTACTAATATTTGTGTCTGCCTTAAGCAAACCGTTAGTTACTACTTGTAATGCTGCAAGCTCCATTAATTCTGTCATTTTACGTACCCACTTCTCTGAATATTCTATTTTACAAATAGTGTCAATCTGATCATGAACAGTCATAACTATTTTAATAGGAGCATTAGTTCTTTTAATATAATCTCTAATAAGAACTAGAGCTAACTTAGTCATATCTGCAGATGCACCTTGAATAGGTGTATTCTTTGATGCTCGTTCAATACTACCAAGTTCAAACTTATCACTGCCTTCTTTATACATTCTTGCAGACCAAGTAGGAAACCAGCGACGTCTGTTATAAGGCGGAAATGTTTTAATGTATCCATACTTTTTACCAAAGGTTCCAAGCTTATCTAAGAATCCACCAATAGCAGGAAATGCAGCAAAGTATTTTTTAATTAAAGCTTCTGCATCTTTTGTAGATATATCTAAAGTATCTGCAAGTTTATGTGGACCCATACCATAGGCTAGTCCAAAGTTAATTGTCTTAACATTTGTACGTAACTTAGCGTGCTTAGGACAACTGCACTTTTGCTTACGACGGACAAAAGCACAGTCATCTTCTGCACCTTCTAACCATTCTTTGCCGTAAACTAGATCAGCACATACACTGTGAAGATCTTGTCCTTTCTGAAGAGCATCTATCCATACCGGATCTTGACTACCAAAAGCTATGACATTCAACTCTTGACTACTATAGTCTGATGACACAAAGCACCAGCCTTCAGGTGCAATAAAACAGTTTCTAAATTTATTATCTGCAGGTATCTGTTGCATGTTAGGTTTCTTACTAGCAACACGACCGGTATCCAATATCTGATTAAAATTAGTATGAATCTTATTATCACTAGATACAAACTTAAAAAAGTCTTTACCATATGATGTAGCAAGTTTCATCTTTTCTTTATACTTTACATACAAATCAATGATATTATGTTGACGTCTATATTTATACATCTTTTTACCATTAACATCTTCTAAATCTGGTACAAGAGTTTTAAATATCTTCAGCACTTGTGTAGGACTAGTCCATTTTATATCTACCTTTCTCAAGTCTTCATTGTCTGTAAACAAATCAGTTTGAATATGTGTAGGTATAAACTTACTAAGTCTTGGATCATTTACAAGTAACTCATCTAGTTTATCACGCATAGTTAAAGCAACTTTCTCACTATGTTTTGCAATAACTTCCCATTTGTCTCTATCTATATCTAGACCATTGTATTCTATATCAGCAAATGCTTTTACAGCAAAGTTTTCTAGTTCAACAACTTTTTCTAGTTTAAATGATTCTATCTTAGGTAGTTGTAGTTCTCTAATCTTACATAAATACTCTACATCTTTTGCACCATAGACTATCTGATCATCTCTAAATGGTTCACCAGATAAACCTATGAATTGATTTCTCACTTCTTTATTTAGTTCTACATTTAAATATCTTTTACATAAATCTTTAAGTCCATATCCTATATGTCTACCACAAGATATAACTCTTTCTGTCAAAAATGTATCATAGATACCTTCACAATCTATGTTTGCCCATTTTTTAATAAACTTGTAGTCAAACTTAGCATTGTGAAATATCTTAGTGATAGTTAAACTTTCCAATACATCTCTTAGCGGTTCAATACTTATATGTCTTGTATCGATTACAAACTGGTTGTCTGCATCACCTATCTGAAACATAATCATTTTCTTACAGGTGAAATCAAAACCTTCAGTTTCTGTGTCTACACCAAGAACTTCTTTTGTTATACAATAGTCAACAACATCTTGTATAGTTCCAAGATTATAAGAGTTACTAAGACTTGTAGAGTTAGTTACGAATGTGATCATCTTTTAATTGTTTTAAAAATCCTTGCATAAACATAACCATATAACCTGCAAATTCAGTATCATATTTTGTTCCGCAATATGTAAATGTTTCTAAATTATTTTCTTTTGCTATAGTATAGGCATCAACAAAATCTTGTCCTTCTCCATTCTGTAGCATAATTTGTATCGTATCAAATGTACTCATATCTTTATTTTTTAAAAGGTTAAGCAAAGAAAAGGGGCACGAAGCCCCCTATCCTTACAATTTAAAAATGTATATATTGCTTAGTTTAGCCCCTAAGCAAGGCTTTAACAGTTTTTGTGGTTGAAATTGTGATTATTCTATGTCTTTGATAATCAGGCAGTTGTGTATACATATAAATAAATTGCTTATAATTACTATGCAAATATAAGAAAAATGGGTATACCAACCTAATGATATACCCATTTTATTTACACATATTAAGAGAATATTTCTCCTGTGCTAGTGTCAACAGCTACATTTTCTTCTACTACCATCTGTGGTGTAGATACAGCTTCAACATCAGCCTCTAAAAATACATCTTCTGGTGCTGAGAACTTAACCTCGGCATTTGTAAAGATGTAATTACCTTTATGCATAATATAATCTCCATCAGCTCCCTTTCTCTTAGCAGCAGTAGAAACATTTTGTGATTGCCACTCATTTGGAGTAGTAGTTTCTTGAATTTGAACTCTCATTGGAAACTCTTTTCCTTCAAAAACAGCTACAGGATTAAGAATGTTAACTTCAAGAACTTCATAACCATTGTCATCAATAGTCCAGTTTTGATTGTCATCCAATTTTACACCCAAAGCTTCTTCTAGATCTGTAAGTTGACCATTTTGCCATGCTCTTCTTGCAGAGTTTCTAGAGAATCTGTTGTCAGATTTATTAAATACATAAGCAGCAGATAACCCACGAGAGCCTTCCTTGACTTCTGCTAGTTCTACTGAAATAAAACCATTACTAACTTTTCTAAATCTAGTTAGTAATACTTCACCTAGTTTTAGAGTGGATAGGCTACCACTATTCAATTGATTTGTCATTTTTAAAAATGTGTTAAAGTGTTAATAAAATTAGTACTAATAATAAAGTTCTATTCCATCTGCATCAACGAATGATCTTAACTCAGGAGTTATATCTACGTCTTCATTTGAAATAATACTTAAGTTTTTTTGTGAACTGGTACATTCAGATAAGAATCTAGATGCTTGTTCTAAATCATTGAATTTCTTTTCAAAGATTTTTGTATGATAACAACTATCTATCTCGTGATCATTGCCATCATTAGCTGTGTATGTAACAACATACAATTTTTTACTACTCATTGTTTTGTTTTTTAAGATTAATATTCAGTTAATTTGTGTAATACTTGTTTAAATAAAAACAAGGAGGAGATGTAGATACCCCAAAGTATAACCGCAGTGTTAATAAAATTAAGTTACTACTAACCTCCTTGTTTTAGATTGTAAATGTTATTGTCCTCCAGTCCAACCTCCACCACAAGTTTTAGTCATAGGTTTCCCTGTTCCTACATTATAACATTGTGTACTTGCGCAACTAGATAAACAAAACATTGTTACTAGACATATAGTTACAAAAACTAATTCTGCACTATATTTTTCAAATAAATTTTTCATAATAATACATTTTAAATTAAAAGAAAGTGAATGGTCCCTTTCGTCTTACGACTACTCAGGACTACCATCCACAATTGTTTTTTCAACTGGTTTGTTCTCACAAAATTTAATAACATGATTAAGATCTGTTAAGAGTTGTTTCCTAGTAGGTTCTAGAACCTTAAGAAACCTTTGACATTCTTTAAGAACATTGATTTGCCACATAGGTATTTGTTCTGAATGTTTTCTAAAGTCTTCATGAGTCTTACCAACTTGAAGAGTTAATCTAATTATCTCATCAGCGTAATCGTCAAGTTTTTGATTAAGATCTACTTTTTCACTAGTAAGTAAATCTATCTCACGTTGTAATTTCGTGATCTGAAGATTTTTCTCCAGTATTTTTTTGTCCATTTCCATGTTGATACATTTTTAATTTAGATTCTAATTCTTTTATCCTATTCTGTAGAGATAGAATCTTTAAATCCCTACGAATAATCTTTTGTTGTAGTGTTAAGTCACTATTTTTTCTGAAGTCTAACATAACTATTTCTTTTTATTATAATATTCATTACTAATTGAATCAACTTTATGAATGTAATCAATCCATAATAAGTCTAATTGTTTATGATAATTAATTTTATCTTGTTGTTCTTCATAACTAAGTGATCTACCTAGACCACACGATGATAATACACACACTACAAGTAATGTGTATATTATTCGTGATAAATAATTTGTTTTCATAATCGTTATTCTTTTAGATGATTTATATACTTTCTTAAATCTTTTAGTATTGAACGACTAGTTTGATCTTCATCAACCATTTCATTATCTAATCTAAATAGTTTAGTCTTCATCATTTCTTCTACATCAGTTACATCAACTGTAACAGGTTCTTCAAACATATCTAATTTAACTGGTTGTAATCTTTCTAACCAAGTAACCATCTTCATCATTTGTTCGTGTGTTTCTTCTAATAGAAACAATAAATCAGTTTTTTCTTTTGACATTTTTAAATTTATTTAAGTTAAACATTATGAACAGTTTTAACACTTGTTCAGGTGAGTTTTAAAATTACATTGAATCACCAAAGAAATAAAACATTAAACCTACCATAACAAAGATAAGTAATATGTCAAAAAAGTTTGGTTGTAAATCTTCTTCTAAACCCATAAGTGATATATTTTATAATAATAATAATCTACTAAGTTTGTAATTGTAGTCAAAATGGTGTGAATGTGTAGTAGTTGTCACACTCACACCGTAACTTTGTATTACGTTGACTTACAAAAAAAAGAAACCGTAGAACTAGTCTACGATTACTTCACAACCTACAGTTAATAAATCCCATTGAGACTTATCATATAGGAGAACACAAGAAGGTGGATTACTTTCTTTCTGAAAGTCTAAACAACCTGAGTCCTTATCAATAGGTACAGTACGAGTGACATTGTACAGTCCTAATTTATACTCGTGTCCATTCTTGTCGACACCTTCTCTAACATGTGTGATTTTTACTTTGTTCATAATATATACATTTTTATTAAATTATGGACGGGACTATCCCAAATCCGACATATAGACCGGGTCTTTGCAATATGTGGTCCACGCTCTCAAAAATTTCCCACAAAAAAATTTTTTTTATAATTTTATTTTTTATTGAAGCCATGCGACTATACTATATCTTGTTCCTTTTGTAA